ACTGTAGTACCTGATTGAGAGTAAGTTCCTGTTTTTGTAAAACCTTCTCCTGGTGGGGTAAAAGTAAAGCTAGCACTGTCATTAGCACGACTATCAAGGAATCCTTCTATGGTATCCGCATCTGTTTCCGATACCTCGAAAGTAAAATTATAAACTTTTGGATTTTGATGAGCAGCAAGTCCAAATAATATTCTGTGTTCATAGCCATCAGCGAAGCGTATTGTTTTAGTGTTTGGTCGTGATCTTTTTTGCTGCCCGTAAGTCGGTGTAATTGATGGAAATGTAGCCATTATGCAAGTAAACCTCCAGGTCTTTTCTGTTTAATTAATTCTGATTGTACCGCTACTGATATAGCTTTACCCAACTCTCTGCCTTCCTGTTCATCTCCTTCTACATTAGAACCAGAAGCATCTACGTTTACAACAACATTTGTTGAACCGCCAAGAGCATGATTTGGTGTAACGAATCCAGAAACTCCAGGTGTAAATAGTTCTGGTCCACGTTCTCCCACCATGTATGTTCTACCTCCTCTAGCCTTTCCTCCTTCAGCTAATCCAAAGTTCGGTCCTGCTGTACCCAAACCTGTTACTGGATCAAAATATCCTGTTCCTCCCATAGTTGGACCAGGACCAAATAATCCACCAAGTCCACCCAGTATCGAACCAAATAAACCACCGCCTCCTAGTGTGCCCTGCATATTCCCAAACAATGCCATATTGAAAGCTGCATCTATTAGTTTATTCAGCACGTTGTTGAGCATATCGTTTAGTGTTGACGTTCCACGAATCATTCCCTGGATTCCCTGTGATATGTCAGTTGCTATTGTCTGAGACATTCTTTCAAAAGCTGCTGCTGTTTGGTCTGCTAATTCTCTTTGTTTTTGTAATGCTTGCAAATCTTTGAGTTTATTTCTTAAAGCCTCTTCGTCTTTTATTGCTCCCTCCTCTTTCATTTCAGCAATTTGTTTTTCTATTTCAAATTCATCGGAAGTCATGGTAAAACTACGCTCTAATAGTTCTATTTCTTTATCTATATTTTTAACTCTAGACTGTTGTATTTTGGCTATCATTTCATCGGCTTCCTTTTGCCTGTTCTTATCATTTATAAGAGTTTGATTTTTAATAATTAAGTCATTTATAAGTTCTCTAGCTCTATCTTCATCTCCCTTTGTTATCCCTCCAAAAATACCAGAGCCTTTTTCTTGACCTAGAATTGTGTTTATTAAATTTGCTCTTCCTTTTGGACTAATACCCGCAAAAGCAGCACCCCTTTCTGATAATTTATTCCTCGTCTCTATCAAGTTTTCTATCGCTTTTCCTTCTGTGCTATCAATATTTTGACCTTGTACTTCTGCCTGTTTTAATATGGTTGCACGTTCTAAACCTTGAACAAGGAATTTACCTATACCTGAGTCGGAAAGGAATATTGCAAACGAGGTTTTCATCAAAGTCATTATCTTTGCAAAGTTATTACCTAAATCTGTCATTCCCTGTCCAAACTTAGTTAGTGCGTCTACTCCATCAGAACCTACAAGATTTATCATTTTTTGTCTTGCTGCCTCAAAAGCTGCTTCTTCATCTCCTAAATTTTTAAGTGTTGCTAATTGTTTTTCAAACTCAGTTCCAGTTACACCTAATGCTGCGGTAAGTGCCTCTACATTTTTAGTTGCTGGATCAAGTGCCTGTCCTAATTTTCCTGCCTCTATACCAAATTGTTGTAATGGTGTTGCAATGGAAGTTGCAAGTAAACCTCCTGCAAAACCTCCCATCTGACCACCAACTAATGATCCAACACCACCACCTAATGCACCAGCAGCACCGATTAGTGGCCCTTGACCAAATAACAGAGGAAATGCACCAGAAATAATCGCACTACTACCAGCACCAGCAAGACGACTTCCAAAACCCTGCCCTGTTCTTCCAGGTCCAGGAAGCATTTGACCAGTAGGACTAAAATTTAATGGAGAACTTGGTCCTAAAGGTATTTTTGAAGTTGGTCTAACTCCTGTTTTCTTAATTACCCTGCTTTGCTTTTCTACAGCAGCAGCAGTTTGCTGTTCTACTTTTAATTGCTGTCTGTCTACTTGTAATTGTCTTTGTTTAGTTCTT